CAGACCATATTTCTGCTGGTTCTAACTGGGGTACAGATACAACAACTACATATACTTCCGTTATTCCAATTACAATAGATACATTAACTGGTGGAACAGATGATTATGCTCCAACTGCTGGTGAAATGGAACTTGCATACGATAAGTTTGCAGATGTAGATGGATTGGATATTAACTTAGTAATGGGTGGTTCATCAAGTATTACAACTGATAGTGCAGCTGGTCAAGATACATATGTAACAATGATTAACTCTCTTGTTGAAACTCGTAAAGATTGTGTAGGATTTGTTTCACCATATCGTTCTGCAACAGTTGGTGTTGCATTATCATCTACTGCAACAGAAAATGTTAAAGTTGCATATGATTTATGTCCATCATCATCTTACATGGTATTCGATAGTGGTTACAAATATATGTACGATAAGTACAATGATGTATATCGTTATGTACCAATGAATGGTGATACTGCTGGTCTTTGTGCATACACAGATAACGTAGCAGATACATGGTTCTCACCTGCTGGATATAACAGAGGTAATGTTAGAGGTGCAATTAAACTTTCTTATAACCCAACAAAAGCAGAAAGAGATATTCTGTATCGTGCAAGAGTTAACCCAGTTGTTAACTTCCCAGGCCAAGGTGTTGTGTTGTTCGGAGATAAAACTGCATTATCAAAACCAAGTGCATTTGATAGAATTAACGTAAGAAGATTATTTTTAGTTCTTGAAAAAGCAATTGCAACTGCTTCTAAATTCCAACTCTTTGAATTCAATGATGAGTTTACAAGAGCTCAATTTAGAAACCTAATAGAACCTTTCCTAAGAGATGTTCAGGGTCGTAGAGGTATATCAGACTTCTCAGTAAAATGTGATTCAACCAACAATACTGGTCAAGTCATAGATAGAAATGAGTTTGTCGCTGATATCTTTATTAAACCTGCTCGTTCAATTAACTTTATTACACTAAACTTTATTGCCACACGAACTGGGGTAGCGTTTAGTGAGGTGGGAGGTTAGATATGGCTAATATAGATGACTTTAAAGCAAATCTGATTGGTGGCGGTGCTCGTGCCAATCAGTTCAGAGTAACAATAACTCCACCTTCTGGAATTGCAATAGGACTTGATGTAAGACGTGCATCATTCTTAGTAACTGCATCTCAATTGCCTGCTTCAACATTAGGCGAGATACCAGTACCATTCAGAGGAAGAAATATCTATGTAACTGGTGATAGACCTGCTCCAGAGCCTTGGACTACAACTTTTTACAATGATACAGACTTTATGGTAAGAAATGCAATGGAAAGATGGCACAATGGTATTAACGATTTTGCAAACAATACTGGTGTTACAGCTGCAGCTGATTATCAAACTGATTTGTTTGTAGAACAATTAGATAGAGATGATACGGTTCTAAAGAGTTATATCTTTAGAAGTGCATATCCAACAGGAATTGCCGCTATTGATTTATCTTCAGAAGAAGCTGGTGCATTGGAAACATTTGAAGTTACTTGGCGTTATCAACACTTTGAACCTTCTGGGGTGAGTTTTTAACCTACTAAATAATATAACAGAGTAGGGAGATATTATAGCATGGCAGAACTATTTGGATTTCGATTCAATCGAATAAAGGACGATAAGGGGAGTGAGAGATTCACTCCCCCACCTATGGATGACGGCAGTATAGAAGTCGCTGGTGGTGGTTTCTTTAGTCAAATCTTAGACACAGACGGTAGAGAAAGAACTGAACTAGACCTAATTAGAAGATATCGTGATATTGCACAACAAGCAGAAGTAGATAGTGCGATTGAAGATATTATCAACGAAGGTATAGTTTCAAATGAACGAGCTCAGGCTGTTACAATTGTACTAGACCAATTACCTTATCCAAACAAAATCAAAAAAAGAATGGTAGAGGAATTTGATAACGTATTAAGGTTATTAGATTTTGATACCAAAGGACACGACATATTTCGTAGATGGTATATTGACGGAAGACTTTTTTATCACAAAGTTATAGATAGAAAAAATCCAAAAAGAGGGATTATGGAACTACGTTACATTGACCCTAGAAAAATACGAAAAGTCAAAGAGATTTCAAAAGAGAATAAAGATGGAAGTAGTGTTGAGTTAATCAAAAAGGTTAATGACTACTACATGTATAATGACAAAGGTTTACAAGCTGGTGGGCCTGGTACACAAGAGGGCATTAAGATTGCTCCAGATAGTATTGTATATTGTCCATCTGGATTGATTGACCAAAATAAAGGTCATGTACTTTCATACCTACACAAAGCAATCAAACCAGTTAATCAGTTAAGAATGATAGAGGACTCTATTGTTATCTATCGTATATCAAGAGCTCCAGAGAGAAGAATATTCTACATTGACGTTGGTAATCTACCAAAAATAAAAGCAGAGCAATATCTGAAAGATGTTATGAATCGTTATCGTAACAAATTAGTGTATGATGCATCTACTGGTGAAATCAGAGATGACCGTAACCATATGTCAATGCTAGAAGATTTTTGGCTACCAAGACGTGAAGGTGGTAGAGGAACAGAGATTACCACATTGCCTGGCGGTTCTAATCTTGGTGAGATAGAAGATATTAAATATTTCCAAAACAAACTGTATAGGTCTTTGAATGTTCCTATCTCAAGAATGGAAGCAGAAAACAATTTCAGTCTTGGTAGGTCTACAGAGATTACAAGAGATGAATTGAAGTTTACTAAGTTTGTACAAAGACTTCGTAAAAGATTTACACCTCTATTTACAGATTTACTTAAAACAAACCTAGTTCTAAAAGGTGTTATCACCATAGAGGACTGGGAAAATATGGTGCAACTTATTCAGTATGACTTCCTACAAGATGGTCATTTCGCAGAACTAAAAAGAGCTGAGATGATGGAAAGTCAAATGACTGCACTACAAGGAATAGAAAGTTATATCGGTACATTCTTTAGTAAACAATGGGTACAAAGAAATGTATTGAATATGACTGATATGGAAATTCAAGAAATGCAAGACCAAATTAACAAAGAAGCTGGAATGGACACAGATGACGGAGGTGTCGAAGTTCCAGATAACACAGATGGTATCACAAGATACCCACAAGTTGATGGTTCTCCATTAGCACCAGATGAAATAGATGGTGATAACGGAAACTATGACCCAAATGCAAATGGAGATGATAATGAGCAGTAAAGAATTTGTAGACGCAATATCAAACAATAACAATCTAGAAGCAGAAGATGCTTTTAAAAGTGCAATGCAAACAAAGATTGGTGATGCGTTAGAAACTAAAAGAAAAGAGATATCAAAAACTTATGCACAAACTGTGCCTAAAACGGAAGAAGGAAATGACAAAGAAGTTTGATGAATTTTATTCACCAGTCATAGAGAAAGATGAACACAAAAAATCTAAAGGTTATAAAAGATTATCACCTAAGATGAAAAGTGCTGTGGACGACATTTTTAAAAAAATGGACTCTAAACCTTCGGATTTCCTAAATACTTTTGATAAAACTATAAAAAATATTTCAAAAAAATATAGGGTACGAGAAAAAGACCTTATAAGTTATTTTGAAAAAGAAATGTTGGCAATTTAAGGAGAATTAGTAATGTCATTTGCAACAAGAACAATAAGAGATACCGCTGTAAATGCGGCTGGTGCTGGTGGTACAGTTACAATTTTAGTAAATATTGAAGATGATACGACTGCAAATAATGCTATCTTAGATGCAAGTGCTTTGGCTGGACATGCAAATGGAGCAAAGTTAGACATTAGTAGAATTTGGTGGGCATTAGTTCAAGGAACTGCTAATGATGATACTGGTCATATTGATATTCAAGAAAAAGGTGCGTCAGCTGACGTTGTTCAGATTAGACTTGCTGGTACAGGACACTATGATGGTACTGCTGGATTAATTAAATCTGCTGCTACAAATACAACTGCAACATCTGGTGACCATGAGATGACCTGTTATGGTACATCTGGATTTGTTATGATTGAATTTAGGAAAGATGTAAATTATACTTCATAAGGAATAGAAACATGAAACTAATATCAGAAGAAGTACAAGACGTAGAATATATCACAGAAGAAAAAGATGGTGGTAAGAAAAATTATAAGATTAAAGGTATCTTCATGCAAGCTGATATCAAAAATCGTAATGGTCGTGTTTATCCTATGGAAGTATTAAATAAAGAAGTAAAAAGATACAACAAAGAGTATATCAAAAATAATCGTGCCTTTGGGGAACTTGGACACCCAGATGGCCCAACCGTTAATCTTGAGAGAGCATCACATATGATTACCTCTCTAGAACCAGACGGAAAGAATTTTATCGGTGAGGCTAAGATACTTAGTACTCCAATGGGGGAGATTGTAAAAAATCTTATGAGTGAAGGCGCTAAACTAGGTGTATCATCAAGAGGTATGGGTAGTTTAGACCAAAAAGGCGGTGCAAATTATGTAAGAAGTGATTTTTACCTTGCAACTGCCGCTGACATTGTTGCAGACCCTTCTGCTCCAAATGCTTTCGTAGAAGGTATTATGGAAGGAAAAGAGTGGGTTTGGGATAATGGTTCTCTTATCGAAGAAGAATTAGTTCGTATGAAAAAGAGAATTGAGAACAGAACTAGAGTGAAACATGCTAAGGAAGATGCGTTAGAGTTCGCAAAATTCCTTAAAATGTTGTAATTTATAAATAAATAAAAGTCTAAAAGTAATTAAAAGGAGTAATCCCCATGGCTGATGAATTAGATAAAACCATTGAGGAATTAGAAGCAGAAGTACTTGATGAGCTTGAAGAAGCGAATGGTGCAGATGCTCCTAAGAAAAACGCTGGTAAAGCGGAAACAATGGACAAAATAGAAGGTGATGGTGCAACAGCACCTACACAAGATACTGGTAAAGCAGTTGTCTCACCTGACCAAAAAGATGCCCCTGCCAAAAAAGTTGCTGGAGCTGCTAAAGAAGTTAGTGGTGACGCACAACAAAAAGGCGAAGGTAAACCAGATGCAATGCCTGCTGCAAAAGGCGATGCAAAAGAAAATAAACCTCTTGCTGCTGGACACGTTCCAGAAGGCGAAGAAACTCTTTCAGAAATGGAAGATGATGACGAGAAAAAAGAGGCAATGGGTGCAGGCAACCCAGAAAAACTTAACATGACTAAAATGCAGATGCAAGACAAAATGATTAATGCTATGAAGAAAATGAAAAAAGGTGAAATGGAAGCAATGTATGCTGCATACATGAAAGAAATGGAAATGGAGAAAGAACCTACTGACGAAGAAAAAGCAAAGTCAGAAGCTGTTGAAAAAAGAGTTAAAGAAATAGACGTAAAAGAACACGTTGATGCTCTTATGAACGGCGAAGGTGATTTATCTGAAGAATTCAAACGTAAAGCTGCAACAGTATTTGAAGCTGCAGTAAAATCTAAAGTGCGTGATGAAGTGTCTAGAATAGAAGACGATTATCGCAAAGAATTAGATGAAAATATAAACGCAAACAAAGATGAGTTAACTACTAAAGTTGACACATATCTTAACTATGTTTGTGAAGAATGGACTAAAGAAAACGAATTAGCAATTGAACGTGGATTAAAAGGTGAGATTGCTGAGGACTTTATTTCTGGATTGAAACAATTGTTTGAAGACCACTATATTGATGTTCCAAACGAGAAGTATGACGTATTGGAAGCACAATCAGAAAAGATTTCTCAATTAGAAGCAAAGTTAAATGAAGCAATCGAAAAGAATGTTTCAATGAAAACTGACAATGCTAAACTAGTTAGAGAACAGGTTATATCTGAAATGAGTTCAGATTTAGCCGAAACAGAAATTGAAAAGTTTAAGTCATTAACTGAAGATGTAGATTTCGAAGACGAAGCTTCTTACAAAGAAAAGTTAGAAACTTTAAAAGAAAACTATTTCCCAAAACAAAAAACAGTTGTGGCAGAAACAGTTGATAATGTAGAAACTGGCAACGCACAGGACATTGATGTAAGTAATTCTATGACAGCATATATGTCTGCTATCGGTAGAGTTGCTAAAGGTCAATAGTGCAAAAATGATTAAATTTATAAATAATAGTAGAAAAAATTAAGGAGAAACAAATGTTTCAGACAGAACATCTACAAGAAAAGTGGCAGCCAGTCCTAGAGCATCCAGAATTACCAAAAATCGAGGATTCTTACAGGCGTGCCGTTACTACAGTTATTCTTGAAAATCAAGAAAAAGCTTTAAGAGAAGATAAAAACTTCTTGCAAGAAGCTGCACCAACTAACTTTATTGGTGGTAATGCTTCTTTAGATACATGGGATCCGATTCTAATATCTTTAGTTAGAAGAGCGATGCCAAACTTAATCGCATATGATATCTGTGGTGTGCAACCAATGACAGGGCCAACTGGTCTTATCTTTGCAATGCGTGCTAGATTTGCATCAATGGACGGAGCAGAAGCTCTTGCTGACGAAGCAATGCCTGATATCGCAAACCAAAATGCTGCTGGTACAATCGGTGGTGGTGACATTGGTGCAACAGAAACTAACCCTGCTGTATTAAATGACTCTCCATCTGCTGGTACTTACACATCTGCAACTGGTATGACAACAGTTCAAGGTGAAGCATTAGGGGATAGTGCAACTAACGCTTTCGCACAAATGGCATTCAGTATTGAAAAACATACTGTTACTGCTGTAACTCGTGCAATGAAAGCTGAGTACACAATGGAATTAGCACAAGACCTTAAAGCAATTCACGGTCTAGATGCTGAAACTGAATTAGCAAACATCTTATCTGCTGAAATACTTTCAGAAATAAACAGAGAAGTTGTAAGAAACATCTATGTTTCTGCTGTTGCTGGTGCTCAAGTTAACACAACTACTGCTGGTATCTTCGACTTAGATACAGACTCAAACGGTAGATGGTCAGTTGAAAAATTCAAAGGACTTATGTTTGCTCTTGAAAGAGATTCAAACGCTATCGGTCAACAAACTCGTAGGGGTAAAGGTAACATAATCCTTTGTTCTGCTGATGTTGCATCTGCATTACAAATGGCTGGTGTTCTAGATTACACTCCTGCTTTAAATAACAATCTAAATGTAGATGACACTACAACAACTTTCGCTGGTGTTATGAACGGTAGATACAAAGTGTATGTAGACCCATATGCTGCTAACGTAGCTGCTTCTCAATACTACATTTGTGGTTATAAAGGTACATCACCTTATGACGCTGGTATGTTCTATTGCCCATACGTTCCATTACAAATGGTTCGTGCAGTTGGTGAAAGTTCATTCCAACCTAAGATTGGTTTCAAAACTCGTTACGGTATCGCTGCTAACCCATTCTCAACTGGTACAGTTGCTGCTGGAGCAGATGGTGCAATCAGTATTTCTGCAAGCACTAACAAATACTACAGACGTGTTAAAGTTACTAACCTTATGTAATCATAAGAGTGCAGTTATAAAACTAGAGAGGGGTCTTATGACCCCTCTTTTTTTTGTATAAATAGTAGTATGACAACATCACAATCACCATTATCAAGACAACCTACAAAGTTAGACTATGCGAGTCCAACACAGTTTAGGTTTACTATGACTCAACTTCCAAAAGTTGAATTTTTTACTGTGGGTGCAAACCTACCTGGCATTAGTTTAACAGATGCAATCATGTCTACACGATTTAAAAATATACCCATGATGGGTGAAAAACTTGAATATGAAAATTTATCTTTAACTTTTATTTGTGATGAGTATCTAGAGAACTATACCTCTTTGCATGAATGGATGACTGCGATAGGTTTTCCAGAAGATAATAAACAATTTTCTACATTTAGAAGTGAAACATCAAATACACCTATAGAAACAAAAGGTGGCCCAAATAGAGATATTGGAATTGAAGGAGTATCTACAGCAGCTCGTTCAATGTTTTCAGATGCAACCCTTACAATACTATCTAATAAAAATAATCCTATTGCAGAAGTTCGTTTTGAAGATTTATATCCAATATCACTTGGTGCATTAGAATTTAATCAAAATGCAACAGATGTGGAATACTTAACAGTATCAGCAGATTTTGCATATAAAATATATAAAATAATACCACTATAAATAGTTCCATATAATGGAGTGAATATACTATGACACTAGATGAATTGCAGGCACAGACTGCAAAAGACTTAAAAGTAAATGATGAACACCTTGATACAGAATCTCTTAAAAATCAAGAAATAAAATCAAAGTATCTCAATCACAAATCAAAGTTTGAATTACTATTGTATAAAGCAAAAGGTGATTACAAACGATTGTATCGTGAGAAATGGGAATACTATGGTGGTAAAGCTGATGCAAAGGTTTATGTTACTAAACCTTTTGACCTAAAAGTTCTCAAAACAGATTTAAGTGTCTATATCGAATCAGATGATGATATTATAGATGCAGAAAATAAAATAGCATATTTACAGACGGTTGTCAAGTATATTGATGGTGTAATTAAATCTATAGACAATCGTGGTTGGGATATTAAGAACGCTATAACTTGGAAACAATTTGAAGCTGGTATGGTATGATTAGTGTAAGTGATAATTATTTAAGTGAAGAACAATTTAAATCTCTCACTTCTATACATTTAGAATATAATAAAGTACATTGGGTTGGAAAAAAATCTAACCCAGAAAATGCATTACATGAACTTATACAATCTATTAATGAAGAAGGTATTGGTGCTACTGCATGGTATAATATAAGACCTATAAATCCCAAGTTACATAACGATATTAGCTCATACACTACCTATATGGGTAAATCATACAAACCCTCAAAACTACCAAAAAGAACTTATCTATATTATATTCACGCACCAAAGACAGGAGGACAACTTATCATTCCAGATATAGATGAGGAGATAAAACCAATTTCTAATAGACTAGTTAGTTTTCCTATACAATATGACCATAAAATAGAATCCTATACAGGAAATAGAGTATCCATAGGAATAATATTTTGGCCAGAAATACCTTCAATATATAAAAATGCTAATGAAAATAATATTTTAACTTTCAATAGATTATGGGAAGAAGAAGATAAAAGGAATACAATATAATGAAACAATGGATTGGTTATTATAAAGATATTGTTTCACACGAAACATGCGATAGTATAATGTCTGAGGATTGGAAATGGAAAGCATCTACATATTCATCAAACAAAGGTGAAATAGAAGATAGTTCTAACAGAGTTGTAATGGACGATTGTTGGATAACTGAAAAGATGAAATATTGGAAACCTTTACTTGATACTACAAAAGAAGTTATAAAATTATACAAAGCAAGACATTCGTGTATGAAATATTTTAATCCAAACAGAACAACAGATTTTAGAATAAACAAATATAGTGGTGGTGGATTTATGTCTGAACACATAGATAATATTCATCATAGTCATGGGCAACAATATGGATATCCATCAGCTTCATGTTTATTTTTCTTAAATGATGACTATGAGGGTGGTGAGATTGTAATTGCAGATATTATGTACAAACCAGAAAAAGGTTCTGCTATTATATTTCCATCAAACTTTATGTTTCCACATTTTGTGGATAAAGTAACCAAAGGTGAAAGGTATAGTATAATAACATGGCTGATGTAAAACATTGGGATTTATTTCCTACAAAAGTATTTGAAACTAAATTTGTTGCAACAAATGATGTAACAAATTACATATATTCTGACCAATTTAAAAATCACGAAGCGTCTTTTACTCATCAGTCGGTGAATAACAATCTACAAAAAGTAAATGAATTCAAACCCTTTGTTAAAAAAATACACACATTAACAAAAGAAATGTGTAAAATATATCAATACGAATATAAAAAAATAGATATTACAAGTATGTGGGTAAACATATCTCAACAAGGTCAAGTACACCCACCACATACACATTCTAATAATGTATTTTCTGGTGTTTGGTATCCTTGTGTCAATACAAATACATCAAACATACAATTCTATGACCCCAGACCACAAGCAGGCGTATTAGAACCAAAGAGAAAAAAAATGGATACTAATAATTCTACTATAATGTGGTTTGAAGCTAAAAAAGATTCTATGTTTATGTTTCCATCATGGTTGATGCATTGGGTGCCACCTACACCTGCTACAAGGGTTAGTATATCTTTTAATGTATTACTCAGAGGTGAGTATGGTGAAGAAAACACATTACAAAATGCAAATATCTAAAGTAAATGAAGTTTACCTAAAGGTAGAAACGGACTCTGGTGTAGAAAGGGAACTTGCAGACTATTTTACGTTTGAAGTTCCTGGCCATAGGTTCATGCCTGCATATCGTAATAAGATATGGGACGGAAAAATAAGATTGTTTTCACCAGCAACAGGCAAAATATATGTAGGATTATTACCATACATTAAAGATTTTTGTTACAAAAACGATATAGAATATATAATAGATAAAGGAGTAGAAGATGTTCGTAGGATTTCCAAGGCAACTGTATCAGGATATGTCCGATTACTTAGACCAAAAACTAACGGCAAAAAACTTAAAGTCCGTGATTATCAAATTGATGCTATCAGGTATGCTATTGAGTCAAATAGGGCTCTTCTTGTTTCTCCTACTGCTTCAGGCAAATCGTTAATTATATACGTCTTAGTTCGTTATTATCAACAAATGAACTTAAAGACTTTGATACTTGTACCAACCACATCACTTGTCGAGCAGATGTATTCAGACTTTGAGGACTATGGTTGGAGTTCTAACATGCATTGTCAAAAGATATATCAAGGATATACCACGAAGGTTACAAAAGACGTTGTAATATCTACATGGCAATCTATCTACAAAATGCCTAAGAAATACTTTGAACAATTTGGGTGCGTGATTGGTGATGAGGCCCATATGTTTAAAGCTAAATCTCTTACTGGTATTATGACAAAACTGCATTTGTGTAAATATAGATATGGGCTGACAGGTACACTAGATGGTACGCAGACACATAGATTAGTTCTAGAAGGTTTATTTGGTGCTGTTGAAAAAGTAACAACAACAAAGAAACTAATGGAAAGTAATCATCTTGCACAATTAAATATAGAATGTATTGTGTTAAAACATTCTGA